TCCACAACTTCTCTATCACTAAATGTGCGACCAGTTTCAAGTAAATCTTTCGGATTCTTGAGATATGACTTGCCACCGAATCGATATTGATAAAACTTAAATGTTTTATCGTAGTAGTTCTTTGGTTGAATCTTGTAAGTTATAATACGAAGGATAGTTACTATATCAGCAACGTTTCCTTTGCTTACTTTCATTATCTTATTCCAATCAAATAACAACATATTATAACAAATTTTCAAACCCGTGTCAAGAATTATTTTTCTGAGCTACGGCACTACTTCTCTTTTGCATTTTTTCTACATCTTCAGGGGATATTGTAGCATGAACGTCTGCTTGTGCCATTTCTATAAGACTTCCTTGGAAGATATACGAACCAATGTGCATTAGCTCAACCATAGGTAATGCCCATATGTCCATACCTAGTTTTCTACAATTTTCTGAAAACATATAATCTTCTGAAAGATACCTATTTTGCTCATTAATTATACAATCAAAGAAAGCGTGAATTTGTTCACCTGGTGCAAACTCTCCTTCTCTCAAGTGGTCAGGAGTATATAGTAGCTCAGGATGTGCTTCTGCGTACTCTTCAAATACTTTTCTTTCTATAATCATAAATCCAGTCGCACCTTCTTTAATTTTTACAGGTTTAAATATAGGTGCTTGTCCATTAGGATATTCATTAGGTAGTGGATTAAATACCATATCTCCACATACTTTTTCTAACTTCCATGGTTCTTCATCAAATTTTCCTGATTTAGCAGCGTGTAATACTTTTTCCCACGCTATTGTTTTCTTAGGATATAATGCGCATAAAATTCTATATAGTTCTGGGTTTTCTGAAATTAAATGTATCATATACATTAAATCCATAGCTTTCCAATGAATGTCACTATCTATAAAAATTAAGTGTGTAGCATCACTCTTCAAAAAATTAGCAACACAATAGTTTCTTGCTCTAGTAATTAATGATTCATTAAATAAATAATAAATCTGCATAGGAATACCATACTGCATAAATACTGATGTAGTATCCATCAATGATTTAGTATACATTCCGTTACACATACCACCATACATTGGAGTAGCTAGAAAGAATTTCATCTTTCTCATCTTTTCTAAATTAAGTTGTATTTCTGTACTCATAATACGTTTACCTCGTAATCTTGTTTTAAATAGTAGCCCATTCTAGCGTTTGCTTGACGAGCTGCTGTTTTACCTTTTAAGTGTATATCAACCACAATGGGTTGTTTCTTTCCCTTTTTATCACGGATAACCCTACCGATTAGCTGTGTAAGAAGGGGTTCATTATTAACTGGAGTTCCTAAAACTAAACAACTTAAATCATTTAGTGATATGCCTTCTGAAAATATAGACTGTGTACCAAAGAGTATATTTTTATCTCTTTTTATTTGTTCCATAGTCTTCTCTCTATCAGAAAACTCCATGTCTCCTGTGATTGATACCGCTTTGTCGCCACACAAATTTGCGCAGGCTTTTAGAAAAGCGACTCTATCTGATACTACTAATACTTTATGTCCTTGTGCAGCATATTTTGCCGCAATCATACTCACACTATGCACATACTCTTCATTATATGCTAAATGGTTTATGCGTTCTGCCCAAGGAGTATACGCACCATCTAAAAATCTTATATCAGACTTTATAACGTGAACTTTTGGTATTAAATAGTTCTCTTTTGGTGGCTTCATTACATTGTGTCCAAAGTAATCTCTAAATACCACATGACGTCCATCTTTACGTTCTAGTGTTCCTGTTAAACCAATCTTATAACGAGCAGGCATTTCATCTATAATCCGAGTAAAAGTCGGACTACTGACATGATGCATTTCGTCTAAAATTACAGTTCCAAAAAGTTGTTTGATGTCGTCCATCCGTCTGTACAATGTTTGAATATTGCCTACACAAATAGGGGCGTCTAAGTTTAGCTGTCCGCTACCTATTCTGCCTGCCTGTATTCCAAAGCATTTTTGTACTTCTTTTTCCCACTGATTTCTTAAGTTAGTTGTGTGGGTAACAACTAGGGTTTTCTGACCTAACTTTTTAGCTATAGCTAAACCTGTAAAAGTCTTGCCCCAACTTACCCAAGCGTTAATTATAGCGTTGTCATTTACTTCGTCATGTACTATTTTTTGCGAAGGTCGTAAATCAAACTTAAAGTCTGGAAGATCTGCTTCCATGGTTACACGCTTGTCGACTATCTCGTAGTCTGATGGGATTAAATCTTCTCTTCCCATTGGTATAGAAATCAATCCTTCTTTTATAAAGCGAATTGTTTTAAATACCATTGGTGGGTCAGAAGGTATACGAGGAGGAATTGTATAAGTAAGCTCCTTCTCGATACTATTGTGTAAATCTTTATTTACACTCATGTATATTCTGTTACTTAGTACTGCTTTCACGAATCAGTTTCCTTAGTCCTGAACTAGAAAAAGAGTGCTGTCTACTTGTGTAAAAAATCTCATGCAGTCCTTTGCCTGTAAAATGTTTATCTACATAATCCTCTCCCACAAATCGAATATGTATTTTTGTAGCTTCTAATAAGTCTAATAGACTTTGTTCTGTATCGTAGGGAATAATCTCGTCTATGTACTTTACTGCTCGTAGCTGTACATATCGTTCAAATACTGATTGCACAGGCACATTCTTTTCTTGTCTATCTAAACTTGGGTCAGTTTGTAACCCTACTATTAGATAGTCACAATTATCTTTTGCCTCTTTTAGCATAACTATATGTCCTGCATGAAGCAAGTCAAAAGCTCCACAAGTAAACCCTACTGATTTGTCCACTCTTTCCATAATTTAAAATTTATATTTTTATTTTCACTAGAGTTATTATCCCAAGGACTTGACCATCCACATTTAGTTTTTCTACTTTGTATATGTTTTGGTAGATAATCTTTCATAACTTCTCTCAATAAATATTTGTAAGTTCCTGAACGATAATCTTTGTGATTTTTCATTTTTACTCTACCATCTATCTCGTAGATGTATCTAGCAAACTCTTGAGACAAATATACAGGTCTTGATTCCATGCCAAATAATCCGCACGTTTGATCTGCGCCTAATACATTATGTTCACTAGACCCCATTAAATCTATAAAAAGGGAACTATTAAATTTTAGTGTATCTTTTCTAAATATTTCTTGTGGAACAAATTCAGTAAAAGTATTTTTTATAAATTTTTCTTTATATCCTTTAGTATATCTTTTAGCATGGTGTTGATAACCGCCAAAAAACTCGTCTGCACTGTCGCCTGTTAAAATAACTTTGCATCCATCTTCAGAAGCTGCTTTAGCTAATGCATATCTAGGGCCTCTTCTATTATTGTCTGACCATAGTAAATTATTTTTCTGCATCCAAGCAGTTCCATATTTATCTCTTTGTTCTTTTGTTAGAGTTACTACTCTATATGGCACTCCCCATTCTTTACAAGTTTTAATTGCTAAATCTGATTCATTTGAAAATATATCTTGTCTAAATTCATTACCTGGTTCATCAGAATAAGCACAAATATAGGCAGTTAAATCTAGTCCCATATCTTTAACAACTCCCAAGGCTACTGTACTATCTAGTCCACCGCTAAGAAATATACCTGTTTTTTGTTTATTTTTTGCTACTTTTCTTATACCTTTTACTAATTCATTTTTAAACTGTTCTTTATTTAATGGGTTGTTTCTTATTGTATATCCTGCCCATAAACTATCTTTCTTTTTTAATGTACCTGTCAGTTCATTATATGTATATATTTGTCCTGGAGGAACTTTTACAACACTTTTAAATGGAGTTTCTTTTCCAAAAAAGCAATCATAATCTATATTCTTGTGTGGTTTTAAATCATCAAAACTTGCTAAACTTGTAGTTATATCTATTCCATGAGTATGTTTTCTTACCCATAAAGGTTTTGCACCAAAATGATCTCGTACAATATCCAGGGTTCTACTTTTATAATCATAGTAGACAAAAGAACCGTGCCAATTAGTAAATTCTATAAATTTTATTCCATATCTTTCATACCCTTCTGCCAAAAACTTTGTATCATTAGGTATGTTAGAATCATACATTTCTCCATTAAATACCATAATATTTCTTTTCTTAGTTATGTAAGGTTGTATTTCCGCTTCACCACTAATATCTAATAAAACATGAGCAAATGTCAGATATGTGTAGTATCTAATAGTTTCTCCACGAGCATCAGGACCTCTGAAAGCTTGTCTATCAATCATCTCATCTACTGCGTTACCGTTAGTTGTTACTACAAATCCACACATTAATATTTTTTCCAGTTTAAAATTGTATGCACATCAATGTCATCCCATTTCATAAATTCAATATCATACATAAGTATTTTATCACTATTAGGGTCTTGAGATTTTAAGTGTATAGAAACTCCTTTAGTATAGTCTTCATTAAGAGTCATCTCTCTTGTTTTTGTTTCACCACTTTTTAACGATTCATATTGTACTAATACAATTCCGTCTCTTAATGCTTTTATTAATTTATTTATATCTTGCGCCATGTGTCTTTTTTCCTCTCTTCACAATATTCCCATATTTTCCATGGTATTCCTTTTTTGTATAAGACTCCAGCCCATCCCAAGCTTTCCTCAGGAGGTCGTGCTTGTATAAAGGGGAATGGAACATCTTTGAGCCAGATAACTGACGCAATATCCTTTTTTTCCACTTTTCGAATCTTATGGTATTTAAGTGTTGCTTTTTCCGTTTTTTCATTGTACCAATATACTCCATTACTATCTACGAAATGTTTACCTCTATGTTTCATCATTGAGACTTCATCTTCAATTAAATATTTTAGAGGATACAGACTTTTCATAGGTGTCTGCAACCTTCTCATGCCAAGTGTCTCTCCTAGCATATTCTTATCATCTATTACTTGGTCTTCTAACCACAGTATCCCATCAATCTCTTCAGGCTCTTCATGAATAACATAAGCTGGAAACTTAATCATTTTATTCTTGCAGTACCCCAAGTTTTTGAAAAATGTTCTGTTAATTTTTCATAAGACCATGAAGTATAACAACAAAACCAACATTCTTCAGGTTGAATTACATCAATTTTATCTAATTTATTTAACTCGCAATACTGTTCCCAAAGATTCCATTCAACTACACTTTCTGCGCCAACAGGAAAATGTCTTGGAGTAATTATTTCCCATCTCCACTCAAATCGTGTAGTTATATATGAAGGCAACTCAAGACAAGCTACATTACTGTAGATTGTTCTTCCGTTTTTTCTGACTTCTTTTGGAGTTTTGCGGACATTTCTAACAAAGTTTTTTGTATGTTCATCTTCGTAATCTACAAATGTATAGCCTTCTTCAGGTTTACGATAAGGATTCCTCTCATAAATTTCAGAGGCTTTTTCTAATAAATAATCCCAATCTGCTTCAAAATTAACTCGCATACAATTTTTCAAATTTACCTAATGAATAATCATCAGCAACATCAAAGTCACAACCAATAGGAGCGCCAGGTATTGACAGTCCTCTATCTTTTTGTATAAACTCCTGTAGTTTTGCTGAGTAGTGTTCTACTTCACCTTCAGGTACTTCTGCTAGAATAGAGTCATGCACAAGTGCAAATATCTTAGCTTTCATTCCTGTCTTTTCTATATATCTTTGCATATCGATACCACCCATAAGGTTAACATCTGATGCAACAGACTGTACTAGAAAGTTGATTCCACTACGAACTTCATGTGATGCTATTCCCTTGTCTTGCGAGAATACATCAGGTAATCTTCTCTTTCTACCAAATCTACTGTAAACAAATCCATTTGCTTGAATAAATTTCTTTTGGTCATCTAACCATCTTCGCAAGTTAGGGAAAGCTTCAAAGTAATCTTTGATTGTTTCATTCGCTTCTTGCACAGTAAACTCTTTACCACTATCCTTAGTGACCTGCCAAGCAATCTTACTTGGGCCAGCACCATACATAATACCGAAAGTAACAGCTTTTGCTTGTTGACGTTTATCTCCGTACACTTCTGCTACTTGGTCTACATCACAAGGTAGTCTAAATACTTGTTTCGCAATCGTACTATGAAAGTTACCTCCATCTGCGAATACTTTCATTAGACCTTTGTCATTTGCAAGTACAGCAGCACAATATACTTCTGCTGTTGTCAAGTCCATTGCAACTATCTTGTGTCCTGCTTTTGCTTTGATACAACCCTTTACAGTCGGATTGTCACGCGGTAACTGTTGCATATTTAATTTACCACTACTACTCAATCTACCACTAGTTGTACCGTGAAGATTGAAACCAGTACGCAGTCTACCATCTCTATCAAGATTAGGTATAATTTTATCAAGATATGTATTTTTAATTTTAACTTTTTGACGAATCTCTAGAATGTGTTTTGGCACATCATGCTCTTCTGCAAGATTACCTAAAACTTCTGCATCGGTTGACAATGCACCCGTTGCAGTTTTCTTATCAGATTTAAGTCCGATATAATCAAACAATAAACTTCTTAATTGAAGTGTAGAGTTTGGATTGAAATCTCCTTTTGCTGATATAAATGCTTTGACTTCAGGAAACTCATACAAAGCTTTTACTGCTGCATCAATATCTTCTTGCATACGCTTTTGACCAAATTCTAGACGAACTTTATCAAATGGAACGCCATTACCTTCAATCTGTTTTAAAAATCTACAACCTTCTACAAGAATATTTTTATATACCCAATATAATTTCTCATTTGTTTTCAATGCTTTTTCAAATTTTTCAAATAATAAAAATGTTACTATCGCATCCATTGCAGCATAGTTCTGCATAACATCAAATGGAACCATACTATAGTCAAAAGAGTCTTTGAGTATACCTGTTCTTTTTCTAAAATCTGTAATCCAATTATCTAACTCTGCTTCATAATCACCATAATCAGTATGTTTAATTGCTAGTGTCTTTAAGCCATGTGTACCTGGTCTTTCGTCAAACATATAGTGCATAAGCATTGTATCTTCGAAATGTGGAAACTTAAAGTTGAAATGATATTCAAACCATTGTAGGTCGAACTTAGCATTGTGAAATACTACGCGCTTCTTATTAAATATCTCTTGCATTAATCTTTCTGACTCTTCATCCATGCAGTCACAGTCAGCATAAATACCGTGTTCTTTTTCATAGGACATAGAAAAACCTAGCATATATCCATCACGGCAGTATAATGCTGATGTTTCTGAGTCAAGCGCTATGAAGTCGCCTTCGTGGTCTAACGCATCTTGCAGCCACTTATTAAGTTGTTCTGTGTCTTGTATGCCGTAGCATTTGTCTTTACCTAAGGATTTTTGTACTAATTCTCCGCTTACGTATCCCGTAATACTCTCGACAGCTTCCTCGAATGTTTTCTTTGCTTCTGGTCGAAACTTTATCATAGCAGGATTAATTATTGCCAAAAACTTATCATCAACAATTTTTCCATTGTACTCTGTTATTGATGTCTTTCTCGTATACATTTTGAAAGGCTCAGAACCTACAACAATGAGCCAATCATACGAGTCGATATCGATTTCGATGTCAACATCTTTTTTCAAAATTTTCTTTTTAGAACTATCACTACATAGAGCATATCTATCATGCTCAAAATCAAAGTATTTACTCCAGTTTACACTGGACATTGTTGTTTCTATAATTGCTACTTTACTCACTTAAAATTTCCTTGGTGTTATATTGTGTTTAGCACACTCATTTAAATAATTTTGTTTTTGTTTTGGAGTATAACTTCTAACATCAAATAACTCGTCTATGAGTGTTTTAATATTCCACTCTTCCCAGTATTGGGCATATGATTTAAAATTTACCATTTTTGCCCACATATTCTTGGTAATATCTATTTTATACTCTCTATTTATACCTTCTCTAAATTTACTCTGTGCTGGTTCAGAGTTTTCTCTGTTTAGTTCTACCCACTTACTTATTACCATACGCCATGTTTCACCAACTTTTTCAGAAGGTACTCCTTTTATTGTTGGTACATGACCGCCTCTGAAAGTTTCTACAATTTGTTTTGTTGGCGGGGTTTCTTTTACTGTTTCTACCAAAGAGTTTAATACAACTGAACTTACTTCGACTCCCATACTAAGTATTTCTTTGAATTGCTCTTCAGTAAGGTTTGCTTGTATTGTGTACATTATTTTCTCCTTATTTTCCATACAATTTATCTCGTAATCTATCAATTTCTGGTTTTGTTAAATTACCAGGGTCTACGTTATCTCGTAGTTTTATTACTCTAGCTGAGAGTTCTAGCTTTTCAGCTAATTCTTTTGCTTTCTCAGCCGCCTGTACACCTGCATCATCTCCGTCAAACATAATATCTAAGCCTTGAACTCCTTGAAGTTTCAACAGACTTAGCTTTACCCAATTTACTTGCTGTGTACCAAATGCACACACTGTATTTTTGAGACCTTTGTCCCAAAGATTAAGGGCATCAAATATGCCTTCTACCAATATAACTCTATTCTGTATAGGTTTTACTTTTGCTGGGCAGAAAGGCATTTCCACACCTTGTGGATAAATATAGTACTTTTGCTTACTAAAGTCATCTAGGCTTCTACCTATTAAAGCTACTGTTTTTCCTGTAATATCGCGTATTGGAAAGATGATGCGATTCTCAAACTTGGGTACGTTCCATGTGAACGCGTCCCATATATCGAGAGTCTCCTCAGATATATTTCTGATACCACCACCTTTCCATTTTAGTCTATCCTTTGGGAGTTGGATACCGACAGTTGCTGACCTGACTTTATTGATTGATTCTTTTATTCTATGCATCTTCACTTCTAATGGAGACGCTGGTGCTCCATAATAGCTGAATAGGTTACCTTTATAACCGCAAGAAAAACAATGAAATATACCTGTAACTCTATCTACCCTCATTGATGGATTAGAGTCATCATGCTCTGGATTAAGACACGAAATAACTGCGTCCTTTCCACTAAGGCGATATTGAATGTTTTTTTCTTTTAAAAGGTCTTCCGCTATCATATAAGTATATTATACCAAAGTTTTAACCTTTTGTCAAGAACTATTTTCTTTAATCCTAGGGCGAAAGAAGAATCACAACTCATAAAGCCAACTACCATCTCTATAGATTTTTATCTGCTCTTTGGGGAAATTTTCATTTACAGCCTTTTTTACTTCAGGCCATTCCTTGGCATAATCATGTCCTCCTATAAAGCCATTAGATTTAATTTTAGGCAACCAAGATTGGATATCATTATTTACTGATTCATATGAATGGTCTCCGTCAATATATACAAAGTCAAAATATTTATTTGGAAAGTCATTTACAATCCATTGAGAGTATTTTCTATGATGTTCTATGTAATCCCAGTATCTTGTATTTGTTCTGAATTGCATTTTCATTTCAAAATGATGTGGGTAATCCCACGGGTCACAAGTATGTATCTTCAAAAATTTATTACTAGATGCAAATATAGCTGTGCCTTCTCCACTGTATGTTCCTATTTCCATCATCACTCCTCTCGAAGTAGATAAGTCGTCTACTAAGTCTACTAACCCAAAAAATTGATGATTTTCATTTTGAATCCACCAATCTTTAGGAGGATTAAATCTCATACTTCCACTTATGTCAAACTCATCTTTTATGTTTCCAGCCATCTAGCTCATCTCCTATTTTTTCAAACTCTTTATAATCTACTCCCATAGAGTCTGTACCGTTTTCCTCATAATACATTGACTTCCACACTAATTCTAGCATTTGGAAATAGATTGCTACTATTCTATCTCTTTCTTCTTTTAACCCCCATAGATAGAAAACTAACCACCACTCTTTATCAAATTTACATACTCTTATCTCTTGCCCATGTAATGCAGGAAGTTCAGTAAGACATCTCATCCTCTGACTCCCTGCTATGGGGTACCAGTTTGGCATACAGAGTATGGGAGATTTTACTCCGTCTTTTGCCAAACTTTCCTTTAATTTTTCATTTAGAGGAACATTTTGTATGTTCTCTTGTATTTTTTCTTGTTTTAATAACCATCCAACTGTTCTTACATACCATGTATGTGGTGGTAAAGGCACTAGTTCTGCCGTTTTTCTACTAACTCTATCAAAAGCCATCGTTCATTTCTTTATATCTTTGTGTCCACTCTTCTTCATAAATTGTTCTGAACTGTTCTAATGTAGGAAATGGTAATTCAATCCCCTGACTATTAGATTTTATCATATTTTGTAGATACTCTTCGTATGCTATTTTAAGTTGTTTTTCTGTGTATAAAATCATTTTTTACTCCATAGTTAAAAAAATATTTAAGTGCAAGTTCATATATACCTGACACATCTTGCACTTTCCAGTGGGCATCTTTTGCAGGGTTACCTATCTTACAAACTAATTCTCCGCCGCACCATACATGAAATCCTGTGTGTTTTTGTACTTCATTCCATTCTGTGTCATTTTCTGTATTTCTCATTGTAGGTAATATTCTATCATCATTGAATACTATCTCATATAATCTGTTATCTGTTCTGTGTTGTGCAGTTAAAGGTATGTCTCTATTCCCGTTGGGGTCTAGTTTCAACTTAGTAACCCCTGGAAATACTTTACCTAACTCTTTGTAGCTTTTTATGTCATAACTTATTACCCATGCTTTCATAGGCAAGTTTAATACTCTATTTAGCATTATTCTGTTCATACCTGGATGAATAGAAAACTCTTTTGTATCATTGCTATACCACACAATAATTGGGTCTACAAACCCATTGTTTATTACATTTTTGATGAAGGCATACAGTCTTATGTCTAATCTATTCTGCTGTCTACTCCACCAACCCTTTACATTATTTATCTTAACTTCAGGAATTATTTTAAATAAATCTGTAGTCGATATCTCTCCAATACATATTCTTTGTTGTAAAGGATTATAAATCATATGCACTCTCGCCTGTTTCCATTGTTTCTTTTAGTTCTGCTTTTTCATCTGGGTCAAGTGCAGTGTGAGGGCCAATCTTTAGCGTGTCCCAGTTAATTTCTGATACAAATGTTTCTGCTTTTCCATTTCTCATTTTATCACATTTAAACTTAATACAAGGCTCAGAGTCGCCCCAATGCTGTATACTATA